CGCCCCCCCTCATGGCAGGGCCGACGCCATCCACACCACCACCACCACGAACACCACGGACCAGAGCACCAGGCTCACCACCCGCCAGGTCACAGGAGCAGGGCCACCAGGCCCGCACCCGCGGCGATGCCGGCGCCGGCCAGCAGATCGGTGGTGGTGGTGGGGTCGGTGGGTGTGGCCACCAGCACCACAAGTGCCAGCACCAGGCAGGCCACGGCCGCGGACACCACAATCAGGCGGCGGATCAGGGTGGGTGTCATCGGCTTCCCCTTCCTCGAGGTTTCCCCATCACTGTGCCAGTGGTGGGCAGGATCCCCGCATAGAGCACCCATTCTTTCCCGCATGCTTCACACCGCCACAGATCACAGGGCGAATCCTCAGCGGGTGCGCGCCCGGTGTACTGCCAGCGGTGATCGCACCGGGTCACCAGGCGCTCACCGGATCCTTACCCACCGGGCGGGTGCCATCGTGGCGGCGCATGTTGCACCGGGCACACGCGGCCCGGAGGTTGCCCAGCTCATCGCCACCACCGAAGCGGCGCGGTTGTATGTGGTCCACGTGGGTGGCACGGCCCTGGCATCCGGGATACTCGAGGGTGCAGCGGTAGGCGTCACGCTCGAGCACCACCAGCCGGATGCGGTCCCACCCCTTGCACCACCTCGAGGTGGTCACGCGGCCGCCAGTATCCGCCGGCCGATCCACTCCGCCATCTGTGGCACCACCGCGTTACCTAGTCCCCGCAATCGGTCCACCCGGGCGGGAACCCCATAAGCCACTCGACCCACGGCGGGTTCAGTCCCCCACCACCCCCGCCCATCCATACCTGCTTCTCCTGTTGCTGGGATCGCGCCGGCCATGTTGTCGCACGTTTGTAGTCCGAACTCCGCGGCGACGGCCACCGGATCCGCCGTGCCACCGCCGTGGGCAGATCGTCGCTCCCCGATCCCGGGCGCCCTGCTTTGGCGAAGTCCGGGCCCGATGGGCTCGCCTTCGGCGTGGGCCACGATGCACACGCGGTAACGGAGGTGAGGGGCACCGAAGGCGGCCGCCGGTATGCAATCCCATTCCGCGTCATACCCGCACGCGGCCAGCTCTCCGAGTACGTCGCCCATTCCTCGAACAAGGATCCCTGGCACGTTCTCCACGAAGACGAACCGCGGTCCCACGTCGCGAATGATCCGGGCGAAATCGGGCCAGAGCCATCTCTCGTCGAGCTGGCCCCGCCGTAGGCCGGCGATGCTGACCGGCTGACAGGGGAAGCCGCCGGCCACAAGGTCCACTGGTGGAAGGTCACGGCCATTGATCTCTTTCACGTCCCCGAAGCGCGGCACATCGGGCCAGTGTTTCGCGAGCACGCGGGTGCAGTAGGGATCGTTCTCCACCTGCCAGGCGCATCGCCACCCCGCCCGCTCGAGGCCGAGATCAATCCCACCGATCCCAGCAAACAGTGATCCGAAAGTGGGCGGGTCATCGGTCATCACGCGGCCACCTCGATACCCGGCGCACGTTCCACTCCGGGCACTCCCGGGCCCAGTCGAACGGCGGGCGCACCAGCACCACCCGCGGCTCATCGCGCCCCACCTGCCCACAGAAGTGCTCACACGCGGCTTCACGGTGCCAGCGCCAGGATGCACGAAGGCGGCGGATCACCACGCCCCACACCCCGCCTGATCGGGCACGAAGCCGGCCAGGCCGGCCGCGGCTTCGATCCTCTGCGCCACCGCGATCTGTGCGCCCGGTGACAAGTCAGCGCCCCCACCGAAGGCGGACCAGTTCGCCGCGGAGATCCCGAGCGAATCCGGATAGGCCGCGCCGGCCCAGCCGATCCAGCCGCCTTCCTCGCACACCGCCACGCGCGACCACTGGGCGAACACTGTGGGGTCCGTGGTGGTGGTCGTGGTGGGCGGGAGCGTCCACGTGGTGGTGGTCGGCGCCGGCCAGGTGCTCGAGGTGCTCGAGGTGCTCGAGGTGGTGGCGGTGGGGGAGGTGTGGGCGAGGGGCGCCCCCGGGGGATCCAGCCAGAGGGCGGCCACGGTGGCCATGGATGCCACCATCACCACGGGGGGGAGTAGGCGGCGGGTCACGTCGGCCGCGGTGGGTGCTGGTGAAGGTGGAAGGTGGTTTCGTGGACCGCTACATATTCGGCCGGTGGTGGGAGGTGCATCACGAAATCCACCTCCGGCGGCGCCAGGGTGTAGCGCGCGTCGGCCAGCTCATCCCACGTCGGATACCGCGGCGCCCGCTTCGCGCCGGCCGGCGCGTGGCTCACCGATAGGTGCCAGCCTTCGGGATCGTCGGAGAGCAGGGCCCGGAGGATCCCGTCGTGGACGGATCGCTCCCAGCACGTGGCGGTGACATTCAGCGGGAGCGCCACCGGCTCGAGTTCGTGCCACGCGGAGCGGGCGCGGGTGAGTGGGGATCCGGGGCGGGTCACGCGTCCCCCTCACGAAGCGGGAGCACCCGCCCGGCGGGGTGCTCTTTGAGGGCGTCCCGGATGGCGGCCACGTGGTCAGGAACGGCGGTGGAGGGTGTCAGGTCCGGGTCGTCGTCCGCGATCAGCCCGGGGTTCACTTCGCGCTTTCGGGAGTTGTCCACAACCACAAATCCGCGCAGCGCGCGCGGTTCTAACGGTTCCTTATTGGGTTGGGCGTCACTGTGGCGCCCTTTAACCCCTGTTTCTGGCGCACTATGTGTCATTCCTGGCGCCCTATTAGTGCGCCCAGCTGGCGCCCTATTGGGTGACTTATCCACAGGCGAGTGGGTGGCGTCGGGGAGGTTCAAACGGTAGTGATTCGTCGGCGCCCCGCCGTAGCTCACCCCGCCACCGATCACCCGGGAGAGTTCGCCCAGTTCCTCGAGTTCGCCTAGGGATCGCTGCACCGTGCGCCGGCCCACATTGGCCATGGATGCCAGGGTGGCCACCGATGGCCAGGCTTCGGCGGTGTCGGTGTTGGCCCAATTGGCCAGCGCCAGGAGCACCAGGCGGGCGTACCCCTCACTCTGGGAGTGGCGCCACACCGCGGCGATGGCGTAAATGCTCACTCGAGGGGCTCGCGGTGCTGGGCTTCACGGAGCAGGGCGGCCCCTTCGGCGTCCCCCCACGCTTCGCGGCTCCACGCTTCGAGCACCGGCGCCCCATCGGGATCGTGGACCACCAGCACCGGCTCGAGATCGGTCTTGCACACCGGGCACCTCATGGGGCCCACTGGCTCCGGCGTCGGGCGCCCACGTAGTGCTCATACCAGTAGTCCAGGGCGTCACGTTTGGTTGTGATCGCGTCGGCCAGGCTGGTGTCAGTGGCCCAGCCACAGGAGCACCGGACCAGACAACTCGAGGTGCCCGCCACCACTGTGGGCTCATGTTCGGCGGACTTCACGCGGGTGGCCATCAGTACCCGCCTTCCTCCCCGTAGGTGTCCTGATCGGCCGCGGCTTCCTCCTCGAACCATTCGAGGGCGCCGGCCATCTCGGTGAGTTCCTCGAGGGTGTCGGGCGGCCAGCGGAAGCCCCGGGATCGGCGCCAGGCCCGGAACAGAAGGCGGATGGATTCGGGGGATTCGTGTAGCCGGCGCTCGAGGGCGTCGGCGCCAGGCAGCATGGCCGGCGGCGGTGGTGGTGGGAGCGGCGGGGCGGGCGTGGTCTCCGGTACGCGCTCACGGTTACTACCCGCCCCGTCGGCCGGTCGGTGATCTTCCACCGGGATGAAATCGTCATCCAGGTCCAGATCCACCGGGATGATTCCGGGGAAGGCGCGCCGGAGCCCCAGACTTAGCGCCACTTTGCCCAGCATGTGGCTGGGCATCTGGGCCCACGTGGGCAGAAGCTTCCCCTTCGAGTCGCTTTGTGCGAACTCCGCCCAGCGAACGGTTCCGTTCGTGGGGTGGCTCCGGCCGCGGCGGTGGACGATCACGCGCGCCGCGTGCGGCTTCTCGTCTGAGTCCCACACGTCGTACCAGGTGTGTGTGGCGTCTTCGTTGCGCGGGCCGGTCCACTCCGGGCCATCGAATCCGTCGAGTTCGCCGGTACGGTCGGCCAGCACCAGGCGCCCGTCCGCGGTGATCTGGGGCCGGTGCACCTCACGGCCCAGGCGGCCGTCCCAGCGCGGGATCAGCACGATATGGCCCGCTATGGGATCGAGGGCCAGGCGCTGGGACACCTGGGCCAGATAGGCCAGCTCCTGATCCGATGCGCGCGGCGCGATCTGCTCGCGCAGTACGTCAATGGCGCGCGGGCCGCGGACGATCTCGCCGGCGGCCGTCACCACCTCACTCACGAGGGCACCGCTTCCCAGAGCACGGCCAGCCGGCCGCTCATCACTTCACACCGCTGGCCGCTATCGCGCACCAGGCCGGCCCGCACCAGCTCCACGCGTCGCGGGCGTTCGGTGCTTTCGCCCATGCCGGTGGCGATCTGTAGGTCTTCGTCCGTCATGGGTCCATCGGTGCGCAGACACCGCAACACCACCGCGCGAAGGGTGCCACTTCGCGGCTCGATGTGTTCGGCCGCAGCCCGCGACGTTTCACTGTGGCGTTGGTACGGTGTTTCACCGAACAATTCGAGTTGGCGCACCATCAGGAAGCCCGTTTCCCGGCCAGGAAGTCCTCGAGGGTTCGCCCGGCGATTCGCTGCGGGTTGAGGTGGGGCACGGTGGCCAAGTCGTCACTGCGGATGAGCCGGTACACGGTCTGTTCGGACACGTCGAGCTGCGCGGCCACTTGGGGCACAGAGAAAGCGCGCGGCACGGCGACCGCGCCCAATTCCTCGAGCACGGCCGGGAGCACCTTGACCAGCGCGGCGGCCAGGGCGTGCTCGAGGGCGGTGTCGAGTTCGCTCACGCGCTGGGCCGTAAGAGGGCGTAGGCCTCTTGGCGCTTGGCCTCTATTTCGGCAAAGAGGATTTGTTCGTCCACGCCGTAGGCTTCGGCCAGGCGGGCCCGCGTCTCTGGGACCGGCACCGTGCCCGCTTCCCACTGGGTAATGCTGGCCACGTGGACATCGAGTTCAGCGGCCAGACCCCGCAAGGTTTTGCCGGTCATCTCGCGGGCGGCCTTGAGCCGCCGGGCCATGGCCGCCCGGTCCTTTTTTGAGAGCCGGTCAAAGCTCATTGAGCACCACCTACACCCGGTGATTCGTGCGAGGCCCGCCCCTGTGACGCGCCACCCCCCGGGATTTTTGCAATTATCAGTACACTCCGACTGTCTCTAGATTTGCAATAGAACATCGGGAGTGTTATGTCAGCCGAAGACTGCCGCCATGATTTCGGTGGCTCGGGCGTCCTCGGGGCTCGGGACACGGTGCGAGTAGGTGCGGATGACGTTGTTCTCGGTGCATCCGAGCCGGTCGGCCACGTTACGGGGCGGGATCCCCGCGGCCAGCATGCGGGTGGCGGCGAAATGGCGCAAGTCATGGAGCCGGACGCCGGCCACGCCGGCCCGTTGGGAGGCAATCTGCCAGGCGTGACTCGGCCAGCCCAGCGTCCAGTGCTTGACGCCCCCATCGTCTGAGAACACGAACAGATTGTCCAGGCCGCCGGGGCGGCCCAGGCCGAGCACGGTTTCAGCGGCCCGGCGGTGCTGGGCGCGCAAGGCCTCGAGCGCCAGGCCGGCCAGGCCCACGGCGTAGACCTGGCCGCCCTTGTTCTCCTTGAGCACCGAGCCGCTCTCACCCTGAGCCGCGGCCTGGATGAAAGACACCCGACCCGCGGCCAGGTCTACGTCGCGCCACCGCAAGGCGACCAGGGTGCCCCGGCGCGCCCCACTGGCCACGGCCAGCTCGAAATACGCCGCGGTCATGGGATTGGCGATGGAGTCGATGACCCGGCGGATCTCATCTGGCGTAGGGACGCGGCGTTCGGGCGCCCGCCCGCCGGCCGGATGGACCCGCACCATGGGATTGGGGCCACGGAGGGCACCTAGCCGCTCGGCGTCGGCAAAGATGGTGCGGATCATTCCGTGCCAACGCCGGCGGGCCGAGTTGGCCCGGCCGGTGGCGGCCCAGTTGGCGTAGAGGGTCTCGATCTGGGTGGGGGTGACCCGCTCGAGGGCGGTGGCGCCCAGGGCGGGCAGGATGTAGCGCCGCAGCGCGTAGCGCGTCTCCTTGAGCGTTTTCGGGGACCAGGTGCCGCGCTTGCGGTCCACCCAGCCCGCGGCGTAGGAGCCGAAGGTCTCGGTGGCACCCTGGCCGGGCCAATCGAGTTCAATGCCCCGGGCCACCTCGAGACGAAGCTCGGCCTCGCGCAGCTCGGCCGCCTTGCGGCCGGCGCGGGTGTTGGCCACGTGCACGTCGTGGTACTTGCGCCGGCGGGGCGCCCCCGGCGGCGCCACATCGACCACCACGCGGAAGCACCCTCTTTTTTCGTCCCAGCGAGCCACTTTTGAGCCTCCTGACCGGCCTCTACGACACCCCTAGGACGGGCATAGTACAGCGATAGATGGCTCCATTGGCTCCGGCTTTGGCTCCATAGGGTTTGGCTCCGGGTCATTTATGCCCTCTGACCTGGAGCGGAAGACGGGATTCGAACCCGCGACCCTCACCTTGGCAAGGTGACTACGGCTCCTCCTGGTGGCTCCCACCAGGACCGCTGACCTCCACCTGGACCCCCCTGAACCCCCCAGGAGCCCCCAGTCTGGCTCCATCGATGGCTCCACCGACTCCGCGCAGTGATGCCCGCGAGCGCTGGAGCCGGACCGGCGCCGGCGGGCATCACTGGGTGTAGGTGGTCCACCGGGGTTGCGGTTGGGGTGGGGATGGGTCCGCCGTAGGGCCCGGGCCGGCGGGGAAGTGCTCCCAACATCCCCACGGCCCGGGCCCGGATCACTCCCGGCGCACGTGGCGGCCGTGGCTCCATCCGCCCAGCGCGTGCGCGAGCACCCACACCACCCCGGTGAGGATCCCGAGCGCAAAGCCGATCAGCCCTTCGCCTACGGCCAGCCAGTCCACTTCACTCATGCGCGGTCGGGGCGCCCCAGGTACTGCGCCGAACCGAAGGCCAGGATCCCGCCATCACTGGCGTAAAGCCAGTAACCATCGCGGCCCTTCCCCGCGATCCCGATGATTTCGCCGGTGACCACATCGGGAGCGAAGCCACCGCCCTCGTACTGCGCGTCCCCGAAGGCGCTCACCGCGCCATCACTGGTGACGGTCCAATAGCCTCCGCCGGTGTCGGTGCTGGCAATCATGTTGCGCCCCTTCCTCGAGGTGTCGGCCGCCGGCGCGTCTTCCCCGCCGGCCATTTCCATCACATCGGCCCAGGGGAAGCCCGGGCCCGGATCCCAGTGGCCACCGCCGGCGGCGCCCAGGTCCACGTGGCCACACACACCGGCCGCCCCGCCCTGGGCTTCGGCCGCGGTCAGCCGGCGGCACGGGATCCCGAAACGGTCACATTCCTCCCCGATCCACGCCGCGCAATTCTCGAGCATCACCGGGTGATTCCACCACTCCGCGGTGGACCACGCCGCGAAGGCGCACAGCTCCGTAGCCACGGAGTAGGGGTTTGCGTTTCCCTGAGTCCACGCCTTGAGGCCGGCGGCCACGTACTCCCCACACACTCCGAAGGTGTCATCTATCCCGGTGTGTGACGAAACACCGCTCGAGGCGCTCGAGAAGTAATTCCCCAGCGATTGATAGGTCAGCGCCCCCTCCGCGGTGTGCACCACCACCAGGCGCACACCGCTAGCGCCGCGGCTCGAGTAGTTCGGGGAGGGGATCCAGTCGCGCCTAAGCGCCATCGCCACCGGGCCCTTCGTGGGTGGGCTCTGTTTCGGGTTCGGGTGTCGGCTCCGGCGCGTCGGGTGTCGGTGTCGGCTCCGGCTCTGTCTGGGTATCTGTCATGTTTCTCCTATCGGTTGTCCATCGGAGGTGTAATAGAGGGCGGCCACCGTGGGATAGGTGGCCTGTACGGAACTCAGAATGTCCTCATCAGAAATGTTGGATTGGTCGATGCCATCACCGGGGCCCGATTCGGCGGCGTCGCCCAGCCCCGGCGCCCCGGCGGTCAGGCGGATGAAACACATAAGCGCCGCGGGTTCGCCCCGTAACAGATCGTTGGACAGGGCGATGAAATCGGGCCGTGCATCATCTTTGAACACTTGCGCCTGTTCAATCGTGCAGGCGCGCACGCGTCCCTGGAAATTCGGTTCTTGCACCAGCGCGTTAATGGTGGAATAGCTCATAAGCGTCCCTCTTTCTATGGTTGATAGGTGAATTGGGCATAGGTGTATGGGGGCTGAGGTTGGACCCAGAAACCTGAGGCCCCAATACACGCGCCTATCTGCAGTGCGTCACCCTTTTCACAGTGCACGGTCCCCGCCACCGTTGCGGTCATGGGCGCATACTGACTCCCCGGCCCACCCGTCACGCCGCGCAGAGCCTCGGCGGCGTTCCTATGGATGGTCGCATAGGCGAACGCGGGCACCGGAGTCGCTGTATTAGCGGTCCAGGCGGCCGTCACCAGGTAGCGCCCCGGGCGAGGGCAGATAAAGGCATGGGCCCCGGTGTCGAAGGTGCCACCGAGCACGTTGGTAAATGGCAACATGACCACGCTCGAATTGGGGAGGGCGAAGTCCGAGCACCACACCTCCGCATGTTCGGTGTCCGCGGCCCCAAACACCGGCGCCCCCAGGCGCATGTCCACCAGGTTCGCCGGGGTGTAGGTCACGGATCCCCCGATGGCATAGGCGCGCGCCAGAGCCACCGCCCCCGGAGGTGTCGCCGGTATGTCACGGCCAGGCACCGATGGCGGGGCGAAGGGCACGCCCTTGACCACCGCGAACACAAAATCGTTATCCGTCCCGCCATCGAGATCCGCCCCCCGGGCCTGGCAGATAATCAGGTCGCACCGATTCGATCCGGCCGGCTCCGCGGGGTCCGGCGTCAGGTTTTCCACCGCGTCTGAGTGGCACAGGACAGATCCGGTGTTATTGGGGGTAGGGACCGCCACCGACCCCGGCGCGATTTCCAGCAGCATCCCCGACCCCGCCGCGCTCACCGCGCACCCGCTCGAGGCGGGGTCAGGCCACAGGGCGCCCAGCGCGCGGCGGTCCACACTGGCGGGGTAGGTCTGATCTTGAAGCCACAAGGGCGCGTAACGCGTCATGGGTTCACCTCACTTTTCATGGTTGATACCGCTCCCGCCCTAGCCCCGTGCCGTCAGCGCCAGGCGGCCCAGCGGGCCCGGGCGGCCCTGGGACCACCGAATCGGCACCGGCGGGCCCGGTGGGCCCCGGCGGCCCTGGCGCGCCATCCGCGCCCGGTGGCCCGGGGACTGTCGAATCCGCACCGGCCGGCCCGGTGGGCCCCTGGGCCCCCGGATCACCGGCGGGCCCGGGCGGGCCCTGATCACCGGCCGGCCCCTGCACACCGGCGGGCCCTTGCGCGCCGGCCGGTCCTGGCGGCCCTTGCGCGCCGGTCGGACCAGCGGGCCCGGCAGGCCCAGCGGGCCCGGGCGGGCCCTGCTCCCCACCCCCACCATCGCCACCGCCGCGCGGGGCCCGGGCCAGCGCGTCCACGTCGCGCTTCAAATCGCGAAACAGCGCGGTCAGGCTGAAGGTTCCGGCGCCCACGTCGCGCCGCGTGGCTTGCGCGTCGCGCCCTTCGGCGACAGGGCCCACCGAGCGCACCGTTACCTCCACGTCTTCGGTGCCGTCGTCACCGATCACGTAATTGGTGCCCAGCACGCGCACGGTGGTGGATTCGTCCAGGCGCCCCTTACGGATCACCAGGGGCACGGTGTCACCCATGGCCGGCGCCCCCGGGCGCCACCAGCCCGGGCGGATGCCGAGCGTGTAGGAGGGCACCAGCACACCGCTCGCGGCCAGCTCTCCGTCCGCCTTCTCTTGAAGGGTGCTCTGTATCGACACATCCGACGCGTTGTCCCCGCTCATCCAGAGGCCCACCCCCTGGGTGGCGTCATAGGCGGCGGAGTTCCAGCGCTCCGCGTACATCTGGGGCGCCCCTTCGGTGCTCGGTGTCGAACCGATCACGCGCCGATAGTTGGCATAGTCGGTGGAGTTCACACTGCGCGAGACATTCGACACGCTCGAGCCATAGGCCAGCACCAGGTCCGGGCGGGCCGTGCCCTGGGCGGGATAGAACACCCGGAGGTGGTCGGTGCCATCGCGGTCCGCGGCCGGCGCCACGTCCACGTCGTAGGCGGTGGTGCCCGGGCTCGCACCGATGCACGCGCCGAGATCGGTGATGGCCTGGCCTATCGAGGTTTGCCCGGGGTAGGTGCGGTCGCGCGGAATCCCCGAAGGCTGGGCCCGGAGCGTGCCGTCAGGGTGCGCCCGGACCGTATCGAGGGGGAGCACCGATCCGGGGGCCAGGGGTGTCCCATCGGACGCGGTGCACCCCCCGGACGCGTAGCCCATCAGATTGGCCACGAGATCATCCTGATCCCAGCCGGTGAAGACCAGGGGGGCCGCCGCGGTGAGGAAGCGCCGATTCACCAGGGCCAGATAGTCATGGCAGGTGAAATTGATGGTGTAGCTCTGTTCGGAGATCGTGTCCTGGGACTGGGCCACCACGCCGCGGAACATCAGCACCGGATCGGCGCCGGCTTCGCTGCGCCAGGCCATCACCTCGGTGCTCATCTCCTGTAGGAAAGCCACCCCCGGTGATTCGCCATCGATCGAGAAGGTCAGTTTCGCCGGCGCATTGAGGGCGAGCTCCAGCCGCCGGCTCCGGGCGTCGGTGAGTTCGGCTATGCCGGTGTCGCGGGCGTAGGCGGGGATCGAGAAGGGCCGGCGGTGCACGGTGAAGCGCCAGGCCGGCCCCGGAAGGGCGGTGGTGCTCACGTCAGATACCCATCGGACCACAGGGCCTGGACCTGAGACACCCCGGTGGTAGAGGTGCCGGCCAGGCTTAGATAGGTCAGTGCCGGCGCGATGGGGAGCACCGGCCAGGTGGTGGCGGCCCAGTCGATCTCGCCCATGATGCTGGTGCCCTGGTCATCGGCGGCCGTGCGGGCGTCGGTGTTCACGCTCACCCAGCGCCCCGGATCAATGCGGAAGCCCGGATCAAAGACGATACGGAACAGCGGATCGGGCGCCGGATAGGCGGGATCGGACACCTCGAGGCTCACCACCGGATCGGTGATGGGGCCGTAGATCTCGAGGGTGGGCCGGATGGGCAGATCGCCGGCGCTTTCGATCACCCCGGTGGTGGAGGATCCCCCGCCCGGGAGGTAGAAGCGGTCGAACGCCAGATCGTAGGTACGGCCCCCGGAGACCGATGCGCCACTCCGTGCGCTCACGCGGTGGAGGATCGGATCGCGCATCACGGGATCGGGCGCCACCCAGCCCAGGTGGATCTCTCGCGTTTTCGCTCCCGACACCGGCCAGGTGTAGCCACTGGCGCGCACGGTGGCGAAGCGTTCGGGCTCCCCGGGGCGCTCCAGCACGTAGTGCAGCTCCGGGCGGGCGGCCGGCGTCATAAAGGGCGCGAACAGGGCGCCGATTTCGTCCACGCTCATCGTGCCCTCCGGGCGGGCGGTGATGTTGGCGGTGAGGGCCCGGGCGCCCATGAGGTGGGTCCGGTCGTCGGTGCCGTCGCGGTCCGGGCGGGCGGTGCTCACCTCGCGCACTTCGGGGTAGCCGAGATCGAGTTCCGTGCAGTAGTAGCCGGCGGCGTCATCCTCGAGGGCCAGGGTGGTGGTGCCCATCACCAGCCAGGCGCGGCGGATGCACGCCATCAGACTCCCGCCGTTTCTACCGTCCAGGCCAGGCGCTTTCCGAAGACTTCCACGTCGATCTTCTCGGAGAAGTGCGCGTGTTCGATGCGCACCAGCGGGCCGTCCCCTCGAGCACGGGCGGGGAGCGGGGTGATCGCTTCGCCGGCGTGGGCCAGGATCAGGCCGGTGCGCGTCACCAGGCCGCCGGCGGCCAGGGTGGGCACGTGCGGCGGGGCCCACTCGAATCCCTTCCCCCCGACCACGGGCACCCAGGAGGGGATCTCCACCTTGAAGCTGATCGAGTTGACCGCGTTGGCGATGGTGTTCCAGCCGGATTTGAGCGGGCTCAAAATGTTGTTATTGATGAAATCCCAGGCCGCTTTGAAGGGCGCGGTGATGGCGTTTTCCACCCCGCTGAGGGCGGACGAGATCGCGGACGTTACCGAATCGAAGGCGGATTTCAGCGGGGTGATAAGCCCACTCTGTACGGCGGTCCAGGCGGCTTTGAAGGGTGCGGACACAACGGTGGCCACGGTGCTGAGGGCGGAGGTGATCCAGCCCGGGATATTCCCGAAGAATGTCAGCGCCCCGTTCCACACCGCCTGTATCGCGATCCACGCCTGATCGAAGGGCCACACGAGAATGGCCAGCAGAGAGTTCCAGGTGTTATTGATCCAATCCCACACCGCCTGGCCGCCGGCTTTGATCTGATCCCAGTAGGTGATTATCAGCGCCACCGCCAGGCCGATCGGGCCGGTCAGGATGCCGAGCAGCAACACCCAGTTATCCGATACCCACTGCCACACCCCGCTGATTATTCCGAGAATGGCGTCCCACGCGGTCTGCATGAAATCCCACACCGCCTGAATCACGCCTTTGATGGCGCTCCATACGGTGTCCCAATTCTTCCAAAGCAGGATCACCGCGGCGATCAGCGCGACGATCCCCACCGCTATGAGGAAGATGGTCAGCGTGGCAGGGTTCGCCCCGAACAGCGCCATCACACCGTTAAGGATCTTGAAGGCCACCGATACCGCGATGATCCCCGCCGCGAGCGGCACCAGCCATTTTGTATTTTTGGATATGTAGTCCAGCAGGGGGCCCAGCACTTTCATGGTTTCCTCTATGGCAGGGACCAGCGCCGCCCCCAGTGAGACTTTTAGGCCGGTGATGCGGTTTTGAAATATCTGCATCTTCCCGGCGTCGGTCCCGCCCATCTTTTCGGCCAGGCCGCCCACCTTGTCAGTAAGGCCGGTGGTGATCTCCGCGAAGTTTCCCGTAAGGGTCTTCGTGTTCTTGAAGTCGATCCCCACGCCCTTGAGGGCGCGCCCCTGCCCCAGTAACGCCTTCCCGATGGCGCTGGCCGCGTCGGGCAGATCCTGGCCGGTCTTCGCCGCGTAGTCCTGCACCAGCGGGAGAAGTTGCTTGAGCTGGTCACCATTCAGCCCGAAGCTGGCCAGGGTGGTGAGGGCCTGTTTGCTGGCGCCCTTCCCGTAGATGGTGGTTTGGGAGAGGGCGGCCGCTTGATCTAGGAGCGCTTTGGTGGTGTCGGCGGATGCGCCGGGGATCCGGCTCATCGAGTCCAGGAATTTCTCCTGGGTGATCTGAGACTTCTCATACGCTTCTACGGATTGCTTCCCGAAGTCAAAGACTTTCGAGGCCAGATTCTGAATCACATTCGCCGCGAGCACCCCGGCGAAGGTGGACTTGAATTTTGAACCGAAGGACTCCACGTGCTTCGCGGCGTCATCCATCCCCTTCTGGGCGGGGAGGGTGTCGGTCTTGAATTGAATGTGGATGGTGGCATCTGAGGCCATCAGCGTCCCCGCTTCGCTTCGGCGGCCATGGCGTTCAGTACCTCCACCGCGGTCAGTAGGGCGGCCGGATCATCCAGCCACACACCGGCCGGTACCCCGGTGTGGATCGCCACTTGCACGGCTAGGTATCCGAAGCTGCCGCGCGGGTAGGGTCCAGGCCGTTCTCCGATGGGCCGATCTCATCGGCGTCTATGACCAGATCCATAAAGGCGTCACGGTCCGCGGGGATCCCGGGCACCTCCTGGCGGAGGAGCGCGTTGTGGACGATTTCGAGGGCGAAGCCCATGGAGAGCTGGGGGCGGCCGTCGTCGTCAATGCCGATCACCATGGCGGCGCTGTCGCGTGCGTTCGTCCGCACCTCGAACGGTTCGGGCCACCCCTCGAGGGTGAGGCGGTAGCACTGGCGATATTGGAAGCCGGCCACTAGATCCCGTGCACCAGGTCACACGCGTCCGCCGCGGCGCCCTCATAGATGGCCATCCACTGATCCGCCGTATCGTCCACCGCTTCGGTCACGTAGGGCTGGGCTTCGATATTGTGCGCCGGCCAACCGTTGTGGATGGGCCCGAAGTAGGGCAGCACGTTGGAGAAGCCGGCCGTATCGCGCGTCGCTTCTGGCTCGGTGGCAGAGGCCAGGGCGCCGGTGATGCGCGGGGCGCGCACCCGGGCCAGCGTCACGAACAGCGTGGCCACATCCTGATTCGAGCGCTCGAGATTGGCCAGGGCGTGGCCGGCGCTCCGTAGGGTGCGCGCCACTGTCTCATCCCCGGTGAGGGTCATGGTCAGCGGTTGGCCCATCAGGCCGCGTCAGCGTCGGCGTCGGCGTCGGCGCTCGAGGCCGCGGCACCGTTCGCGGCGGCGGCGGTCCGCGTCGGGATCCCCACCACGTCGAAGCTCCAATCAGTGGTCAGGCGGGTGTTCACGTCGCCCCCTTCCTCGAGGGCCAGGATCACCACCTCGCCGGCCCAGGTGGGCGCGCCGGTCAGGTTGGGCACCCATTCGAAGGGGACGGTTTGCATGGAGTTCTCAAAGCAGTAGGCCAGGAACCCCTCCGGATCATCGAAATCCTGAATGCTGGTCCCGCCCAACACCCAGCTTTCTTTCTTTCCCGCCGGGATGCTGTCCCCGCACAGTGTTTCCACGCGGCTCCCGTCGTCTTCGTGGCTGGGCGTCACCTTGACGGTCGAAGCCTGGCACGCGAAGACCGTGCCGGTGCCGACTACTCCGCCCCCTTCCCCGTTGAAAGTCAGGGTTCCTTGCTTGACGCGTGACTCTGTGATGGGCATTACTCACACACCTCCGTAAACGTGACTAGGTAGCTGGGCAGAATTTTGGCGCCGACCGCGAAGCCATAGGGCACGGCGGACTCCACCGGGAAGACGGACGCGATGGCGTCCACCAGATCGTCCAGGGTGGCCCACGTCGAATGGTCCCCGCCTGTCGGAGCGGGCGCCACGGCCCGCAAACCCCACAGGGCGGTGTAGCCACACCCCAGGTCATAGGTGCGCCGCGGCGGTGGCACCAGCACCGCGGGCGGGGTGAAGGCGCTGGGATCCATGGTGGCGCGGATCCCCGCCGCGGTCAGCTTTTCGCAGATCACCGCGGCGGCGTCGGTGGTGCTCACGCGATCACCATGGGCGTCCACGGTGCGATCAGTTGGGCTATGTCCGCGTCATAGGACATGACGCGGGCCGTCCCCATATCGGACACCCCCACGATTCCGTCCGGGGAGTTGCGCCGCGCCATCAGTCGATTCGCGAGCAGTAGGCCCGCTTCGTGCACCGCGGCGGGCACCGGGCCGAGCGGGGCGCCGGTGTCGGGGTCCAGGGCGAAGGCCGCCGGCGCCCGTAGGGCGATGGTCTCCATAGATGAGTTCACCGCTTCGCCTATGGCCGCGTCATCGGTGGTGTCTGCCACGTCGATGCGCGCCCATGCTTTGTACTCATCGGCGGTCAACCATGTTCCTACGGGAGCCGGCAGGGCCACGGGGATCAGCTCCCGTTGCTCTTTCGGCCGTTCCCGCTCGAGCGGGTGGCGCCGGTGATGGGCCCGACGTTGGCGAAGGCGCCCGGATCCACCGCGGCGCACGCCCACATGCCGATCACTCCCACGTTGTAGCCGGCCACCCCCACGTCCACGACGGAGAGCTGCACCGGGGCGCCCGGAGTTTCGTAAAACTCCACCTCTTCGGAGTTCCCGACCACGAAGGTGGTGGGGTCGATCTGCGTATCCACCACCGTACGGAGTCCCATGATCGTGGGCAGGTTCCCCGCGCCATCGGCCGTGCCATAGGCATTCTGCGCGTTGATATACGGGAACAGTGGACGCCCGGATCCGTCCACCAGGCCGGCCAGCGCCCCATACGCCGCGGTGCCCAGCCAGGCGGTATCGGGCCAGACGGACTCCTCCGAGTTCGTGGCGATGGCCACCGCGGCTTCCGCGATGGCGGCGCCCAGCGTGGCCGCCGTGCCATCCCAGGCCACATCGGTGGTGACGTTCGCTGCCACCGATCCCCAGGCGGCTTCATCGGATTTGCGGGCGTACACGCGCACGAGATCCTGGAACACCACATCCAGCGCGGCAGGGCTCGAGCGGTTGGCCAGCTCCCAGGACACATCGACCCCGCCGGCGTAGGAGTGCAGCGGGATCTTTGCGAGATCGAGGGTGAAGGCTTGTGAGGCCACCGGGCCCTTCTCGGTGTGCGGGCCCACGTCGGTGTGTTGGGAAATGTGGGGGCGCTGCACCTCCATCCCCACCGGGGGAAGGTCGGGCTTCGTCATGGCGTCCACGGCGGGGCGCTGGGCCAGCCAGAGGCCGAGAATGTCGCCGGTGACCTGTGGGGGCACCAGGCCCGGTGTCTGGGCGGTGGTCACGTCGGCCAGGGCCCGGGTGAAGCGGGCCGATTCGCCCACGTCACCGTGGCGGCTTTTCATGTAGCCCAACACGTAGTCCCCGGGGCTCCGGTAGGGGAAGGCCCCGCCGGCGGATCCGGCGCCCAGGGTGTCGGCGTCGGGCGTCGGTGCTCCACCGCGGATCCGGGCCACCAGCTCACCGGCCCGGGCGTCGAGTTCGCCGCGGCCCACCAGTAATTCCAGCCGGCCGGTCTTCGCTTCGGCTTCGGCGCGGAGTTCGTCCCACGTCGTCTGCTCCACGTCACTCAGGGTGTCGCGCTGGTCGGCCACCGCGCCGGCTTCGATCGCGTTCATGCGGCCGTGAAGCTCATCTATGGATTGCCTCAGCACATCCACCAGGGAAATAGCCATGCAAGTTCCTTCCAGGGTTCGAGGTTTCGTTATCCCTGGGTGGCTCACGTGGCCCTAGTGGTGGCAGGCCCGGAGGTTTCCCCTCGAGCGGCTCCGGCTAGGCGGCCGGCCCAACAGCGCGAAGGCTACCGCGTGGATATGGGTGGATCCACGGATGAGGGCCGACCACCCATAGGTGGGCGGTGGGTGGCCTGGTGCTCGAAGATGGCGGCCAGAAGCTGGTCTTCGTCGGCAGTGGTGGGCCAGCGGTGCCCACAGGTGGTGCAGATCATGGCGCCCACGCCATCTTCACCGGGCGCGATCCGGTGCACTTCGATGGCGTCATCGGCCATCAGTGGCGCACCACGCGGCCCCAGCGATCGAGGGCCACCGCTCGAGCGGTGTCCAGGCGGGCCCGCTCGGTGGCCAGGGCGGCCAGGGATGGCCGGTTCCCCGCACTGTCGCGTACCCCGGTGACACCGGCGCCGGCGAAGGCGGGGAAGTTACAGATGGAGATTTCCCGAAGCGCCACCTCTGTGCGCTCCACCAGCGAATGGGCGGCCGGCGGGGTGCGAGCAGGGCCCTTCACCTCGCGGTCCTGCATCGGCTCGAAACCGATGGAGAGGCCGCTGATCGCGTCATCCATCACCAGGGCCAGGGTTTCATCCGCCAGGCGTACCCCGGGGGTCAGGTGAAACTCCACCTCGAGGCCCTCGGCGGTTTCCTCGAGGCGCGTGGAGCGCCCGATGGGCTGGGCGCGGCGCTGGTGGTGGTCCAGGAGCGGCACCGGGCGGGCGCGGTCGGTGATGGTCTTTGCGAAGGCGCCGCGGCGGAACACTTCGGTGTAGTCGTCCCAGAAATCGGAAACTTCGATCTCGGTGTCAAAGGGCACGGCCAGGCCCACCAGGGTGCGGCCGTCGCCGGCGGCTTCGCCCTCCTCGCGCACGTGGAGCGCCGAAGCGAATAGGCGGGATTCGAGTGGCATGGGGTCACACCTCCACTAGGGACAGGTTGGAGCTTGCGGCGGCGGCCGGCGGTGGGACCGGCACCGCGGCCGGCACCGGAGAGGGTGCAGCGGCGCCGGCCGCGGAGTCTGCCGGCCCGCCCTCGGCGGGGAAGCCGGCCAGGGTGCGCGCTTCGCCCAGGTCGATGATCTCCGCCCCGTAGAGCTGCACGGCGGCGGCGGCCCGCGTGGAGGTGTCGGCCCGGAGCAGGGCGCCGGTCCAGAATTCGGCGGAGTTGCCGCGAGGGAGGCATTGAAGCGAAATCTGTTGCTCGAGCGGGCGGAGTAGGCGGAGGATCGTGGTGGATACGAAGCGGCCGAATTCGTTTTCCGCGTTCGTGTAGGTGTGGCGCTGGGTTTCGATCCCGAGCAGGAAGGGCGGCACGCCCAGGATCATGGCCACCATCGTGGCGTCCCACTGGCGGGCCTGGACCAATTGCGCTTTGTCGGCGTCGGTGGCCAGCGGGGTGAAGGTGGTGGATCCGGGGATGACCACCGGCGCCCTGGTCCCGCTCACCGCTTGCATCCACTTCGTTTTGAGTTCGTTGGCCTGGTCCTGGGTGAGATTGGGCCGCGTGTCGGTGATGACACCCGAAGGCACGGCCGACTCATCGAAGTAGCGCCCCGCGTAGGAGTCGGCGGCCAGCGCGGCGTGGATGGCGCCGGCGAGGGTGGGGAGCACCCCGCGCCCGGAGAGTTCGCCGGAGCGCTTGTCTATGGCCACGTGGAACACGCGATCAGCCGGTAGGGGGTCTTCGATCCCCTCGAGGGCGTAGATCGGTTGCCAGGTGGCCGGATCGCGGGCCACGGACACCTGAGTCACGTCCAGGGGGATCAGCATGGTGGGCCAGCCGGTGGAGTCCACCGGGCCGATAAGCGATACGTGGTTCCCGTAGAGCAGCACATCGGAGGTGTACTCATCCACGAAATCGGCCGTCGTCCGATTCGGGCCCGGGGATGGGTTCTCGATGATCGTCGCCGGCGGATCCACGATGGTGTCCCCACGCTTCTGGCGGAGGGGCAGCTGCATCACCACCCCTGAGATCAGGCGCATCCCGGCGGTGAGGGCCGGCACCTGGCGCGCTTGCCATTCGGACACCCACGGGGTACCGCCCGCCCCACCGAACCACGTCCCGCCATCGATGGCGGATTGCTCCGAGCGCCGGCGCCACAGGTCCAGAAACCCCTCCACGTCGCCGGTGATCCCCGGGGCGGCGCCGGCGCCCACCGATCCCAGGCCGGCGCCCCCAGCGCCACCGAGCGGCTGGCCGGTGGTCTTCTGGCGTTTCCAGGGAAGCGGCACCAGGGCCTAAGCGTAGGCGCACCACCGCGAGGGCGGAAGGGACGCTAGAAGGCGGACCAGGAAGCCACCTCCGCCGTGGCGGGGTGCTCGAGGGCCCAGCAGGCGGCCGTAGTGGCCACCACCGGCGCGATCGAGGCCCGGGCGCCCCTCCGGGCCCAGGCCCACCCACCATCACCGGAGTCGCGCCCGGGCGCCACCTCCGCCGCGGCGGCCAGGGCGGGGTGCTCGCCGATCAGGATCGCCCGCTCATTGATGGCGGCCAGCCAGCCGGCGCACGCGGCCGGCCAATCACGGCCCCGAATCGAGAGGGTGGGCGCCCCGGTGGTGGCGAGCGTGTCGGCAATGTCGAGGGCGGGCGAATCGGCGGGGTAGCCGATCCCCACCGGGGCGTAGCGGCTCGAGAGATCCGCCAGGCGTTCGGCCATCCATCCGGTGCCGGGGCGCACCTCCACCAGTTCGCACCGAAGCCGGCCACGGTCGCGCCAGGCCACCGCTACCGCCCCGCTCGAGCGGTCACGGTCGGTGTCAAAGCCCAGCGCCACGCTGACACCGGCCGGCACGCTCGAG